CGAGCGGCCTTGGGCGACTTGATCGCCGTGGACTCGTCAACGGCCAATAGTGCCTTGGATGCCGATAACAGAGCGGTGAGGTATTTTCGCCCCTTGGGGGTAGATAGGGCCTCGACATTCATAGCGAGAATTCTGAGGCCCTTTGAGGGCTCCAAAAGGCCCATCAAAAGTGCCTTCTCGGATTTGTTGGCCCCGGATCGCCAAATCACGACTGTTCTCTCAAGTCGGTCAGGCATGTGGGCCGGGATCTCCAGGTGCGCCCAGTTTCGATAAACCCCCTTGGGGGCCACGATCACGAAGGTGTCGATCTCGCCGGCCTCGAACAGAATAGCGGCGTTGTCGATACAAACCTTGGACTTGCCTGTACCCATCTCCATCAGATAGGCCCAGTTGGTTTTGTCCCAAGATTCCAGCAGAGAGTCCGTCTGATGCTGGTAAGGCTCTGTTTTGTGTGTGTAATCTTGTATCGCCATGCATGGGAAAATAGCACAGGATTTACCATTTGCATACTGGTTAATTTGTGCTACAACAAATCTACAGAAAGTGAGAACTGGATATGGCTGTTTTCGTTACACAAGAAAATCCCCGCGTCGATATCGTATCGGCTCTTCATTGGGGAGAGCTTGAACCCCTTGCTTCACCACTCGATCAGGTTCACCTGAATCCGGGAAGAATTGTGGCGGACTGTCGCCGCAAGCTTCGGAATTTTAGTGACGCTGATTGGCTTTTAGCGATGGGTGATCCAGCCATTATCGGCATTGCATTTGCAATCGCCGCATCTATCAACCATGGCCGCGTGAACTTGCTGAAGTGGGATAAGATTGAGAGATCTTATTATCCTGTGAAGGTAAATCTGCGTGGTGGTGGCATTGAGAACTTAGCCCCCTGACGAGGAGAAACGTATATGACTGGTACAAAGACTGAAGATGTTTGGGACGTTATCCAGGCTGATGCATCTGCTTTTGATGGCCTTACGACAGAAGGCGGTAGTGAACTAAGTGAGTTGGTCCGCACCGTATCTGATGTTGGTAAGCAGCTTTCCAAGGCGGAGCAATCAGTCAAAACTTTGAAATCGAAACGTGACCGATACCTTTACGATCTGATCCCCGCGAAAATGGCGGAGATGGGAGTGGACAAGGTTGAGGTCGAAGGGAACAAGGTGTCCTTACGGACTTTTGTTTCCGGCACGATGCCAAAGGATCCCATTGCTCGAGAAGATGCGCTCGCGCACTTGCGGACGATTGGAGCGGGTGACTTCATAAAGAACGACGTAAGTGTGTCGTTTGGAATCACTCAGGACAATTCCGCTAAGTCGCTACACGCTGAACTTGAGGAGAAAGGATTTAATACATCCTCAAAAACCTGGGTGGAGCCCATGACGCTCAAAAAGTTGATTCGTGAGCGGGTGGAAGCGAACCAAGAAATAGACCTAGACATATTTAACGCACACGTTGGAACAATAGCCAAGCTTGAAGGAGCATGAACCATGGTTAAGAAAAATGGAAATGGAAATGGAAAACTACCCGCAGAACTAACCGCGGCATTTGAAGCGGATGCCGGGTTAGGACTAGAAGATGTAACCAATTCGGATATGCAGGTGCCGTTTCTGCGTATCATTCAAGCACTCAGCCCACAGGTTAAGAAGAGTGATCCGGCCTTTATCGAGGGTGCGTCTCAGGGCGACATCTTCAACACCGTAACGAACAAGGTCTGGGATTCGGATAAAGGCGTTTCCGTGTTGCCAGTTCATTTTGTGCAGAAGATGTTGGAGTTTGTTCCAAGATCAGCCGGCGGTGGATTTGTAGGCGAGCTATCTTCCGACAGTGCTGATGTCCGTAGAGCAGTTCGCGACAAAGACCTTGGTATGGAAATCTTACCTAACGGCAATGAACTGGTGAGGACAGCGCAACACTACGTCAAGATCGTGCATGAGGATGGGACACTGGAAAGCGCGATTGTTGACATGAAAAAGACCCAGCTGAAAGTGTCACGCAAGTGGATAACGCTGATAGCCATGCAAAAGCATAATGGCTCAACGCTACCGTCATTCGCCAACACCTACACGCTGAAGTCAATCGAAGACGGGAATGACAAAGGAAGTTGGTATTCCTGGTCCGTGAGCATCGGCGGAAGGGTCGGGAGTATCGAAGCCTACAACGATTGCAAAGAGCTTCACAGCACCATTAAGAGAGGGGAGTTGCAACTTGCTCCTCCCCCTTCGGACTTGGCGCTGGAAGATCAATCTTCTTCTGAAGAAGTGCCGTTCTAGGAAGGGATTGCGGCCCCCTCGTCTGCACACGAGGGGGCCATTTCCCACATGGATAAATTCGCAGACATATTTCTTCAATTATTTGAAGGATACGGTAAGGCCCACGGACAGACAGCTGTCTTGGATCGTGCGAAGCACGGTAAGACACAGGCCAACTATAAGATTGTCCATGAGCCGTTGACCGTTGAACTTGTCCAAGATCACTTGGACGGGAAACTTGGTGTGGGGTCGATACCAATTGATGAGAGAAGCCAGTGCAGTTTCGGTGCATTGGACATAGATGATTACAACCTAGACCTCACCGCTCTTTTAGCGAAGGTCAAGAGATTCAAACTTCCACTGATTATGTGCCGCTCGAAGTCAGGCGGAGCACATTTGTTCCTCTTTCTATCGGAGAAGGTAGCCGCTGCGGAAGTGCGCGATAGATTGGCTGAATTCTCTGCCGTTCTTGGCTGGGGGAACTGCGAGATATTCCCCAAACAGGAAGAGGTTCGCGCAGACCGTGGAGATATAGGAAACTTTATTAACCTACCCTACCAGAACGCAAAGCACACAACCCGTTACGCCTTAAAGGATGATGGCGATAGCTTGACCTTGGAAGAGTTTTTGCTTCTGGCACAAAAAGTCAGGATATCAGCAAAAGATCTTTCCTCCATATCCTTGGGGTCCGACGAGACAATCCTTCCAGATGGCCCACCATGTTGTCAGCAACTGACGGAGTTTGGGATCCCAGAAGGGGGTCGAAACACGACATTGCTTAATGTGGGTATCTACTACAGGAAGTGTGCACCGAATGATTGGAAGGGTCTTCTTGAAAAACACAATCAGGACCACTGCACTCCGCCGCTTCCAGCGAGAGAAATCGTTGTAATCCAGGAGCAACTTGAGAAAAAAGAATACGCCTACACGTGCAAACAGGAACCTCTGCACAGCCATTGTAACAAGGCTCTCTGTCGCAGTCGTAAGTTCGGGATCGGTTTTCATAACTCCCACCCCATTGTAGGTGGATTAACGGTAGTGGAGTCTGAACCTCCCGTATGGTTCGTTAACGTCGATGGATCCAGACTTGAACTTTCGACAAAGCAGTTGCAGATGCAGGTTGAGTTCCAAAGGGCTTGCATGGAACAGATGTACAAGATGCCGGCCAAGATGAAGGACGGGGATTGGCGTGATCTTATAGATACGCTTCTTGAAGACGCCACTCGTATTACAGTTCCAGAAGAGTTGACCCAAAAAGGATTGTTCGTGGAACTTGTAGAGTTGTTTTGTACATCACGTATTGCGGCGCACAGTCCAGAGGAACTTTTGACAGGAAAACCCTGGACAGAAGAAGGTCTCACATATTTCAAATTGAGTGCGTTGCAAGAGTTCTTGAAGCGTAACAATTTCACCCTCTACACGAGGGGACAGATCACTGAGCGTCTGAAAGAAATTAATGGAGGCGTAGAGGCAGATAAGACGTATCGGTTTAAGGACAACAGGGACCGATGGAAATCTGTTCGCGTATGGTACGTGCCAGAGATGAACCGTGGAGAAGTGGACCTCCCAGAGGTCACCTTCGAGCCAGAGGATGCGCCGTTTTGACCGATCAACATGAAACCATTCTTGGTCCGCCAGGAACTGGAAAGACCCAGACAAATTCCAACCGTATCCGTAACTGTGTGGAAGAGGGCATAGATCCTGACAGGATCGCCTGTGTTTCCTTTACACGTAAAGCTGCGAGAGAAAGTCGGGAACGAGTGATGGGAGATTGGGGTATTGATGAAAAGGATTTACCTTTCTTCCAGACTCTTCATTCCATGGCTTACCGGGCTGGCGGCTACAGTTCAGATGACGTTATGGCGCCAAAGGATTTAAAAACCATAGGGGATGCCACGGGGGTTATCTTTGGGTCCAAGAATTCAAATATCGAAACGGATTTAGACACCTTGGGTATTTCCAAAGGCGATAACTACATGAACCTCTACCATTTGTCCCGGAGTAAGAAGGTTCCTCTGGAAGAGATGTATCGGTTGCAGGGCGACTATAAGATTGATTTCGCAGAGCTGGGACGATTGGTGAGGGCTTACGAAAATTATAAGCAAGTCCACAGGAAGATTGATTTCACGGACATGATTGAAAATTTCATCTTGTCTGATGTCTGTCCTGACATCGAAGCCCTGTTTGTGGATGAGGCCCAAGACCTCTCAACCCTTCAATGGTCCATGGTCGATGTATTACGGAAGAACCCTCGTATACAGGTGTTCACGGGTGATGACGATCAGGCCATCATGAACTTTCAAGGTGCGGATGTTCAGGCTTTCCTGGATGCAACAGAAAAGAAAACCGTATTGAATAAGTCCTATCGCGTCCCGGGGTCCGTGTGGGAGCAGGCACAGTCCATTGTCAATCGGATCGATAACCGAGCGCCTAAAGAGTGGTACCCAACGAAAGATGAAGGGAGTGTACGGTATCACCAGAACCTTTGGGATATTCCCCTTCAGGAAGGGGAGTGGTGTTTGATGGCTCGAACCAACAGGATCGCATCCTACTACGCCTCGGAGTTACGTAATGAGGGGTGGGTCTATAGTCGGAACGGACACCCCAGCATCCATCTTAAAACATATGAAGCAATTATGGATTGGGAATCCTGGTGTAAGGGAGAACCTCTAACCCCCACAAAGATCAGGAATATCTACACCTTCATGAAGGTTGGTGAGGGGTTTATAAAGGGCTTTGGTCCAAGGTCAAAGAATCTTTTGAGCATGGCTGAAGAAGAGTCCTACACAATTCAATATGCCAAGGATCATTTAGGGTTGTGGATCGATGAGTCCATGAGATGGCATAGAGCGTTAGGTAAGATTGACCTGGAAACGAAAAACTATATTCTCAATGCCTTAAAAAGAGGGGATAATGTAAGGAATCCTCGTATTAAGATTAGTACTATACATTCCATGAAGGGGGGAGAGGCGGACAACATCATTGTTATTCCAGACCTATCCTACGCCGCTCATCGAGAATACAACAGAAATCCATCTACAGAACACAGGGTGTTTTATGTCGCTGTCACTAGAACAAAAAAGTCCCTCCACATTATTTATCCGCAAACCAACAGGTACTACGATATGTGAACCAAGCCGAGAGGTTATACGACAGATGAACCCTGATGAAATTTTAACAAAGGCAGCTTCCCTTGTTTCCGGTCAAAGGGCCGAGCAACATGGTGATTATGTGAAGTTGCATAAGAGAACAGCGGAGTTATGGAGCACATACTTGGGA